ACCCAACTCCAGAAATCATCATCAGTCATCCTGGCCAACACATCCGGTGCCCTCTACCAAACATATTTCGTCAATCCAGTCTACGAACTCTACTTTCTGGTGCACACTGGCGTATTTCAGTACTCTAACGCAGTCAATCAGATTCAGCTCTACTACAACGGACAGCTGGCGTTCGAGGATGACTCTACTGTCCTCCAGGTGATTGAGCCTCTCTACAAGCACACCAGTATCCCTTCAAGCAATGTCTACGTCAAGAGCTTTGCTCTCCAGCCAGAGATGGGAGATCCGAGTACATATGTAAACATGTCTCGTATTCGCCAACAGATTTACGATGTCAAGTTTGATCCCTCGCCATCCCAAAGAACCTTTGTCATTTACGCCAAAAACTATAATATCCTTCGTGTGGAGAATGGGCTCGCTGGGCTGTTGTTCAACAGCTCAAAGTAAAATGGGGTAACATATCAGGATGTCTCTTAGAGACTTTTTGGACGCCAACGAGGCTACACACTCGTACTTTCTCAACAAGTATGATGGCACAACCAGGTTCCAGGTTCAGACGCTCGAGGTGGATACAGATTCGGACACTCGATTTGGAGGAACGTCATGGACAGTCCTTCCTCACAGAGGAGATGTCATCTCACGAATTATCCTGAAGGTGGAATTTGATGAAACAGACTTGACTTTCATCCAGTCAGCTGGTACATACATGATTGATCATATCGAGCTGTACTGTGGAAGACAGCTCATAGAGAGAGTCTATGGTGAGTACATTGAACTTCTGAATGACCTGACTGTTCCAGAGGGAAAGCAGCCGTCACTCGGAACAATCCACGGCAAGGGTGTGTTTGCGAGGAGCCCATTGTCATTCTACGTGGTTGTTCCATTCTCTCTCGTCAAAAGAGGTTTGCCATTGGCAGCTCTGAATGAGGATACGGTGATTCAGATTAAGATTCAATACAGAGATGGTTTCACGTTTGCTGCACAGGCTAACGATGCAGGCAACTTTATATTGCCTTACAATCGTCGGGTACCAATCAAACAACAGTTTCTAGTTGATTATGTTTACCTCTCGGATGACGAGGCTAAGGTACTCCAGACCAAACCACTCGAGTACATCGTCGAGCAAGTTCAATTTTTCCAAGGCACCATCCCCGCAGCCACATCAAATATTTCGTTCAACCTGAACTTTACCAACCCCGTCAAGGATATGTTTTTTCTGATCCAAGACTCAAATGCCACACCATACTCGTATTCGAGCAATCTGCAGAATTTGAGCCTTGTGCTCAATGGCCAGAGTGTCATATCAGCTGACATAGGCATACCTCTGTACCTCCATAACGTCCAGACTATGGACTACTATACGAGAACCCCCAACCACAACTTTTTCGTGTATTCATTCTGTCTCGATCCCGAGAATGATGATCCGACCGGTCACCTCAACTTTGGCCGCATAGCCCGACAGACAATCAACGTCAGCACTCGGGCAGCTTCATCAGACAGCTACTTCAGGGTGTATGCTCGCTCGTACAACATCTTCAAGATTGAGAATGGGGCAGGACTGATGATGTTCAACAACTTACAATAATTTTCATGCACATGATTATATGCCAACTCCAGCTCCTGGAACAAACATAAAATTTACACAAGTAGCAAGTGAATTTACACTAGCCATCAATCCTCCATCCAGAGGATTGGGTGCTAATTTTAGATTCGCACCCGGAACATACACTCCAGCTACACCTGCTATTCCGACTGGTGCTACAGCAGCTATTAAGTTGAGTGGTGATCTTGGGGGAAGAACGAAAGCTGTACCACCTCCACCTACTTTCTTTACACCTTTCACTAGCCCTGGAACGTTTACATCTCCTTTTACAGGTAACGTCACTCTATTAGTTATCGGGGGGGGTGGTAGTGGAGGCAATTTGAACACTCCTGCTGGACCAGCTGGACGAGCAGGAGGTGGAGGAGCTGGTGCATATATTTATTATAATGCAAGTTATCCAGTAGTAGCTGGTACAGTCTATCCAATTTCAATAGGCGCGGGTGGCGTGGGTGCCAATGGTGGTAATACTGTATTCACAAATCCAGTTTCGGCTCCTTTAACACTTACTGCACGAGGGGGTGGAAAAGGCGGTGATACTGGAACCACAAAAAATGGAAATCCTGGGGGGTGTGGGGGTGGAGCGGGTCCATTTCCAGCTGCAGTTGGAACTGGAAATTCATCTGCTGCACCTACGACAGTTGCCGGTGGAAAGGGGTTTCCAGGGGGGATCACACCCACACCAGCGGCGCGATCGGGTGGTGGTGGGGGCTGTGGCGGTAATGGACTGAACCCCCCCACCGTCAACCCAGGTCCTACTCAAGGGACGGGTGGCCTTGGGGTCACTATAACGTTCACACCAGGCCCTTCTGTGAACTTTGGAGGTGGAGGTAGTGCTGGTGGTTATGGTCCTACTCAAGGTTCTGGAGGTGGATTCCCAGGATCAGTTAATGGAACACTAGCTGGTGCAGGTGGCGCAGGACAATCACCTACGAATGCAAGAGGAAACGGATTTCGTGGAGCTGTGTATATTTCACGTCCTTAATTTGTATAAACTCTTTAATGAAGAGTACTTATAAAGTTCTAAAGAATCTAATAGATCCTATAGAAGCATCTATACTCGCTGATAAAATAACAAAATGCGAATATCTCAGACCGTGTGAACAGGTTAAAGATAGCTTGTCAATTTACACATTTCCACCGTGCAATATCATACTTGGATCACTATGTGAGAAGATTTCAAAGATCATAGGTAAACAATTGAAACCCGCCTATTCATTCGCTCGAGTCTATCGAAAGGGTAATATATTAGCACCACATAAAGACCGACCTTCATGTGAATATTCCGTCACAATCAATTTGAAACAGTCACATTCGTGGGCGATTTACATGGCTAAGAAACCTATAATTCAAGACGTAGGTGATGGTGTCATATATAAGGGGTGTGATATAGAACATTCACGAAAAGAATTTAAAGGTGATGAATACATCCAACTATTCTTACATTACGTTGATAGTGAGGGTCCTAACTCTGACTTGTCATTCGATCTGCACAACATTCAAGAAAAAAGCGTCACATGTATATTTGCTCGTCCCAATTCTCATCTAACCGAATTTATAACCATGTCTAATGCATTAACAAGTGAGGAATGTAATAATTTAACAAATCATAATTTTGAGATGATGGATGCATTCACAGGTGATTCTCTAGTCACACCAAAGGTGCGTAAATCCAAGATTTTCTGGATACCTATGATAGAATCTTGGAAAAATCTTTATGAACGAGTCATGAATCATGTAGGAGAGTGTAACGATAAGATATTTAAGTTTGATATAACTAGAATGGCTGAAAACTTACAATACACAGAATACGAGGAATCTTATAAGGGTCATTATAGTTGGCATTACGATGTGGGGTGTAACGAAATAGATTCAGGTAGAAAATTAAGTGTAGTTGTGCAACTTTCAGATCCGTCAGAATATGAAGGAGGTGAGCTTCATATTATATGTGGCGATAGTAAAGAGTATAACATAGCACCAAAAGAAAGGGGGGCTATGATTGTATTTCCTAGTTATTTAAGACATCGTGTTACACCAGTCACTAAAGGAAAGCGGTGTAGTTTAGTTACATGGATCAATGGACCACCTTTTAGATAAGAGAATTATATAACGTCTCTAGGGTTGTTAGGGTAATGGTATCAGATGATAGCATCACTAAGAAACTAGTTTCTGCTGATTTGTAAGCATCCTCTAGTTCTGTATTCCCTGGATTATTCTCTATATAAACACTTACGTTACTCAACAGGTCTGTCCAATATGTATATTGCGTTTCAGACATACCATCTGGGCGAGATGGTGGTGTTACTACCAATGTATCAGAAGGGCTCACACTAATCGAATTGACTGTAATATCCGGGTCAAAAACATCAGTGCATCCTGGATACAACTTTTTGAGCTCCTCATACAATATATCATACGGGCTTTTACCATTGATGGAACTTGCTAGAACTGATATGGGAATACGAATGTTAGTGTCTGGTGTTTTGGTCTGGTCTTTATAGATTTTATAGGATGAACTAATTCTGTACACATTTGATTCGCGCGCGTAAAATTGTACTACTTCA